TTAGCTGGATCGTTCCATATAATTGTCTGATCAGCTAAATTAATATTATTTGAATCTAAAAATGATTCTGTTGTTGAAATACTTGCAACTTTTAAAATACCATTTGCACCTACATTTCTTTTAGGATTGTAATTTAATAGTCTTGCAAGTCGTAGAACGCTTTCTCTACGTTCTGCTAATTCTAAGTAATTTTCTCTAGCATTTAAATCCATTCTAAATGCTAAATTTTGTCCAAGGAATGCAATCAAATCAATAAGTGCAAGATATTCTGAACTTTCTATATAATCATTAAAATCTTCGGGATAATTTTCACGCAGATAGTTGATCATTGTTCTACGTAAATTATCAAAATCGTAACTTCTAAAGTCTGCGTTACGATAGGATTGATAGATACGTTTCCAATCTTCTGCTACTAATAATCTATTTTGTCTATCTGTGCTCGACATACTATTTCCTTTTTAATATTTATCGTAGGTAGTTAACTGTGTATATAATTAGGAGGCAATAAACCCAGCATTTTCGTCAAACTGTAGACGCATAGTTTCTGAAATATTGTAAGGACGATATATTAGAGAACATTCTACCTGCAAACCACTTTCGTATTGATCAACTGTAACATTATTCACTGTTACTCTTGGATCACTACTAATAACTCTTGTTATATTTTGTATAATCAAATCTTTCATTTGCTCTGTTAATGGTTCAAATAAAACGTCCCAAATAATTGTTCCGAAAGACGGATCAGATAGTTTTTCGCCTTGTCTAATATGAAAATGATTGATTATATCCTGTTTAATTAGAGCTAGATCGTAAAGAACAGGATTGGTACTATTAGGGTCGACTGTGCTGATTCCCCTATACGCTTTTGTACCAGGTCCGTATTCTTCTGTACGCTGATTTCCAGCTACAGTTATTTCTTTAAATAGTTTCTTTTCAATTGTGCTCATACTGTATTTAACCTATTGTTACTGCACTATTTGATGCTTTAGCAAAAGCAATATAATCCGATGGAGGGGTACCTCTTTCCAACGTGACTTGATCTCCATCTATGATCATTTTCTTAGTTCCTATAAAAACTTGATTATCACTTATACTTCTTACCCTAGGATCATCAGGTTTTGGAATCCTATCCCCATCTGGATCTACAACGTGATCTCCTTCTATTATGATATCTTTTACTCCTATTGTAACAGTTTTAGGCCTAGTCGGATCAGCTTTTAATATACCAACTATTTTTTGTTCACTGTCTACAACAAAGTCATCTTCTAAACAAATACCGCCCATTATTGATTTTTCCTAAATGTATCTCTAATTGGAGTTGTGCCATTGCTTGTTGGTGCAGTGCCTCCACTTATTGTTTTATCCGGAGTATGCTGAGTAGGATCACCACTTTCATGTCCACCCCAAGGTTCGTGTTCCGGCAACCTTATTGGTTTTTTAGCTTCTTCAGCTGAACCTGCGCCGCCTGGGCTTCCTGCTGTAGAAGCAGGTGCTCCGTTAAAGCTGATTGCACCAGCAGTAATTTTATGTGCTGATGATGCTAAGTTATTAGAACCACTTGCAGTAATTACTCCATCTGCACCAGCAGTGACTTCAAAATTAGCGGCTGAACCTAGTGCTAATACTGCACCTGATTTTATATTAAAAGCACTGGAACTTTCTATATTCATTGCCGCACCAGATTTTATGTTGTATGCACCAGATGATTCAGTGTTCAATCCAGCACCTGATTTTATATTTAAATCTGCTGTTGATGTTTGATTAATTTTTGCACCGGCTGATACATTTATATCATTGCCAGCTTCAATATTAATATCTCTATCTGCCTTGAAATTAAAATCATTATTAGAATGTATACTTACGCTGTCTGCCGCATAGATATCAATTTTACCGTTAGCTGTCATTTCAATCCAACTGTTTCCACTACCATGGGCTATGTAAATTAAATCTTCAGAATTATGTAAAAGTATTTGATGTCCTGTTCTTGTACGCAGTCTTAACAACTCATTTGCAGGCACAGTAACATCACCTTTTTCTCCTTGTTCTACGTTTGCGTATTCACTACCGCCAGCTGATGCTTTTGTTTTTCTAATTAAGGAAGCATCTCCGTCATCCATAACAATACTAGAACCACCTAGTCTACTAAACGGAATATCTAATTGTGCAAGTTTTTCTCCGTATTTTGCTTTTGGTTTGCCTGGCCTTCTATCATATGGTCCTGGACTACTCCAACCAAAAACCATACTAGGTGTTTCACGCCTTGCACTTGAACTTGTTATTCCCCTAATTGTATCAACTGTCAATCCTTGTGCAGTTAATTGATCATATTGATCTTTTGCATGTGGTTTTATATATTGTGTTGGATCCCTTCCTGCACCTGTTTCTTTTACCTTATTAAATTCTCCAACTGGTAATGCTTTTGATTTATCAAGGTCGTTATATGATGTAGATGCATTTCCTGGTACCATGAAATTCATAAAATTATCTTGAATACAACCCATCCAGTAACCATAACCATAATTACCTTCTACAAAAATTACCATTACTTTTACACCAACATCAGGTGGAATAGCCCACATACCATAACTTTTTTGTGTGTAATCATATCCGTCATTTTCTGTTACACCTGCTCTTGGTGTTACTCCGTAAAAAGGAGATAGGTATTTGCAAGGAACTAAAAATCCACTGCTTTCTTCAGCGTTTCCTGATTCTGTAATTTTTAATATTTCAACTTCTATTGAGCCCATATATTCTGGATCAAGATGATTAACTACACGGCCCAGGTAAGGTCCAGAACCTTTCATCCAATCAGGCTTTACTCCTCTAGTAAGTTGATTTTTTGGTGTGCTCATGAGTAAATCTCCGGATCACCTGCAGGCAAGCCTGGTCCTGCAACTGACGATTCTGCATCATTGGAATATATAAGTGGATCGCCTGGAGGCAAGCCTGGTCCTGCTCCTGCTCCTTGGTTAGTACGCACATTGTTTTTATCAAGAGGTTCTACTTCACGTGCTAAATTCTTTTCTGATGTTGGTTCTGATTTAGTATCAACACCTGTTTGATTCTTACGTCTAATCATTTTTAAATCTTGTGAAAATACACCTTCACTAAAACTATTTCTAACCATGTAAACTTGGTATAATCCGCTAAATGCACCAGTAGGTGATATTCCTAGTCTTGGAAAATCATAGCCCCCAGTCTGACTAATGTCTAAAGGTGTTCTAAAATTAACTAAAACATCAACTTCACTGCTTTGATAATCCATAGTACCATCTTCTGTAATGTTAATTATAGGAGTTGTGCCAGCAGAATAATTGCCCATTCCACTATCAGCTATATAATAAGGATCGCCCATTATAGTCATTGAGGCTGTTATCAAATCTACATCACTGTTAACAAGTGCATCATTAAAATCTCTTGCTATAGACGTAGGTGTACTGTTTAAACCATTAGTTCCGCCTGTACCTCCTGTTCCTTGTTTAGGTTTTTCTTGTAATGTAGGACTTCCACTTGTAGATATATTAGACGAGTCGCCTTCTATTGGTTTATTTTTTGGATTTTCGTCTTTACCTGCTGTTTTGTTTTGTTCAACATCTTTTACACCGGATTGTGTTTTTCCTCCAAAAGGCGAAATACTTGTAAAAAAAGCAAGATTAAAGTTAAGATCAAATTTTAAAACATCGTCATTTTTTCCACTATAGATGTAGTCGTATTCTTTTACTGCTTGTGATCTAAGCATTTCTATTCCTGGCGATGCTTTTGTAACAGGAGCATATCTGCTTACATGTGCTTTAAATGGTACTACTCTATATACAAAAACCATTGGATATTTTCCTGATAAATTCATTTGTTTTTCATCAGTGATCAAATAAACACTTGGTTGGATTTTGAACCAAGGTATCATTCCAAATTGATCAGGTTCTGCTTCTGATACTTTTCTACCATAGTCACTAAGAATAACAACTTCTTCAATTATTTCTTGAATAGTAGTTCCTGATTTAAAAGTCAATGCTCTGCCATTGTCACTGATCTGAACTTTTCCTCTTTCAAATGTACCTTTAGTTTTTTCACTTTCAACAAATTTTGGTCTTCCAAAAGGTTGCTGTCCTCCATCAAGGTATGATGAAACTAAATTTGATTTGCCTATATCATTTAAATTTTCTTTCTTTTCTGCAAAGTCTCTTATACTTTCTCCTATTGCACTACGTTTTACAACAGTGCCTAATAATTTGCTTAATTCATTATCAAAATCCTCTGGCACTTGTGCATTATTTTCTCCAGTTATAGATTCGTATAATTCTCTTTTCTTTTCTTCAGATAGTTCTCTTTCACCGCCAGCTTCTTTGTTAGGATCAGCTGTTGCACCAACATCATCTTCTGTCTCTCCTAGTAAATTTTCATCTGCTGATGTCCTACCTTTAGGAAAAATAATAACATATTCATTAGGTGTTATTACTTCTTTTGCTTTTTTCTTTTCTTGCTCTCTGTTATTCAATACTTCAGCTAGACTTTTACCTCCTGATTGCAAAAGTTCCTGTACATTTTTTCCTACTATAGTAACGTCAGTTTTCACCGACTGTGCTTGGTCAGCTAAAGCCTGTTCATGCCAAGGAATTGCTTTAACCTTGTACATGCTTCCTCCCTCGTTGACTTCGAAATCTATATTAACTAATGATAGAGGAAATATTCTACGCAAATTAGGTTTGCTAACATTTATTCCGTTATCATTCCAGCCTTTAAAATCCACAGACAAAACGTAAGGTGCTTCTAGATAATTTTTATGTCCACAACGTAAAGCGGCAACTTGCAATGCTTGTAAAAATAAACCCATGCTATAAGGTTCCATTATTTCAAAATCTATTTGAAAAGCATTTGACTGCTTATACTTTTCACTAGGAGTGATAAGGCAATTTATATCAACATTGTCTATGTAATATTCAACTTTTCCTTTTGATTCATATGCTGTTGCACCACCATTACCTGCATTACCTCCTGAACGTAAAATTACTATAGAAGGATCTCTTTTCCTATAAGTTTTATCAGGAAAATTTATTTCATAATTATTCAAACAACCTAATGTCCATATATAGTTGTAACTGGCAAAGTCTCTTAAATCATTAGGTAAAGGCCCAATTGATCCTATACCCAATTTAGATGCAACAGCATTAGCAAATTTTCCTTGCACTGCATTTTTATATTGTGGACTTACTCCAGCTTTTGGATCTATAGTAGGTGTATTGGTCATGAATTCAGGACCTGTTGCTAAACTACTTGAATTTACTTTAATATTTGGATTGCCAATTGTAAAATCGTTCATGTTAAATTCCTAAGAATTTTCGTAACGATGGACCTTTTGGAACAAAAATTTTTGTGCCTGCTTCAATATCATACACAGGATCTTTTATAACATCCATGTTTCTTTGTGCAAATACCCACCATAAATCTTTATTTTCATATAAATCAAATGCTAATAAATCTGGTCTGTGCGTATACTGTTCTTCTATTGTGTATACAGTATCATCTGCTTCTGCAGGTATGGGCCTAATAGAAAGCAAAGTCAAATATTGATTGTTTACTGTTCTAGTCTTGAACCATGGACTATCTGCTTTATATTTTGCCATTAAATAAACCCACCGCTATTACCTATATATCCGCCGTTGACAAATTTATCTAAGCTAAATGACTCTACAGCTCTTCTACTGTAAATAGGTTGTACAGTAACTTGTATATTACTTCTTGTTGGCACATATGTACCTTTCTCTCCCAAGCCTTCAACTTGAATATAATCAACATCTTGGTTTAGTTCAACAGCAAAACTAGTAATAATTACTGGAACATTTTTAAAAACATAATCTCCATAACCATTTAACTTAACAATAGGAGGTGGATTACCTTG